GCAAGCAATTGATGTTTAAATTGGGCAGACTTCATGTCGACAAAAGGCGACAAAGCGTCAAAAAGTAATCGCATCATACCTTGTTGGAGAAACATATTCCAAGTTGGTTCAATAGCAATTACCCGCCGCGCTCTATCGTCCTTATCTACTGTAGTCAGTCTAGAAGCTTTAACTATTTGCAACGGTGCAATCCGTAATGGATTACTTGCGTTGAAGGCTTCCAAAGCCTCTCTTAATTGGGGATCCCAAGCAAGATAAATAGGAAATAAAGCTGCAGCTTCCTGCGTTGATGTTATCGGAAAAACGAACTTATCTTCGATATTAGTACTTTCGTACTTGGTACCGAGGGTAGTTCCCGATGAATTTTTACATTCTTCAAACCACCTTTCCAGCGTAAAATTTGCTGGATCAAGAATCCATCTAAATGCCGACCTTGCTCGTATTAATAGAGCAACAAACGGGTCAGTATCTGGATGAATTCGGGCCCCTTCTGGTGCAGAAAGTAAATAAGAACAACTACTTTCAACACTTCGGAGACGCCTGAGATTAATAAGGAAATCGAGTTTCGATTCCATCTCAAGTTTGTCCTGAATGTTCTTGTTTTGGGTTTTATATTTTTTCTTAAAACCATTGGTTTGAGCATCAACGAAAAAAGATTTGGCTTGGTCGGCAATACAACTGTTGAAGCCGACTTCAGCTCCCATAATAGGGTTCTGCAAATCTAGATTAAGTGCCTGATGAATACGGTCCGCAATTGCATCAGGGTTAAAGAGCATCTTCTCGTGTTTCTGAGAAGCATTGGTGTGTGCTCCCTTTATTGGATTTTGTAACTGTTTCATGAGATTCTCTCGTAGAAAAGCCTAACAAAACAACCATCGAAAATGGTTGTAGATTACGATTGCGCTTGTGCTTTCCAAAAGCTTGTAAAGTCAGCGTCAATCAACATCTGCCCACCAATATCAATTAACATGTTCTTTTCGGCGTCTGATGTTTCGACGTCGTAAGCCATAATAATTTGAACGGTGTTAACGGTTATTTTTCCATTTGTCAAAATAATTGGACGTTTAAAAGTCGCAATATTTCGACATTGGGAATAGCCGTTTGGCTTTGTTGCATCAGGCCTGGGAAGACTAACTTTAGTTTCGATAGTTCTTC